ACCGTAGACCAGCAAATCAATGCCGCCTCCAGTCAGATTGCCGGTTCTTTGAAGTTTGGTTGACACTATTTCTCCTTAAATGAAGGCGGTCAGAATGAAGCCGAGTGCGCATCCGATGACGATGCAAAGAATCCACTCAAGCACCGGATGCGATTCCTCGCTGTCTTTGAGATGCCTGAGCATGTGGTTGTCTTGGCGCATGTGAGTCTCCAGAAATGCCCCGGCTGACCGGGGCTGTGCGTGTCAGATCACTTCCACCTGGAAGCCTTCTGCTTCGAGTTGATCAACGAAGTCTGGCGCTGCCGACTTCATCACGTTGACAGACACGCCGCCATAAATCCGGGCTTTTGCAGCCGCGGTCATAGCAAGAATCTTGACCTCGGTAGAGGCGAAGTCGAAGGGAAGAACTTGGAAGTCAGCCATTTTGGCCTCCTGGGGTTTGCGCCTTCAGACAGTCTGTTCGCGCAGTGGTTGAATCTTACGCCGGTTCCGGTTAGGATGTCAACACTGAACGCAAAAAAATTATCGGATGTGGCAAAATGATTGATCTTGAAACGCTACGGTCTAGGCTTGCAGACCGCAACATCATGGCCGTTGCCAAGGGCGCAGGCGTCCATCCCAATGCGCTTTATCGCCTGATGCGCTCAGGCAGTCAGCCGCAGTACGATACCGTCCGCAAGGTCGTGGACTACCTGAACAAACAGAGCGAGACATCGCATGGCTGATCTAACAAGCATCCTTGGCGGGCCTTGGTCGCCACCACCAGAAAAGATCGTCGCACCGCCAGAAGAACAATTGCTTCAGGCAATGCTCTCTGCTGGTCTCGCTCGGCCAGACAAGCCAATCGAGATTGATGGCAAAGTGCATCGCTTCAACTCAGGCACCAAAGGCAAGCCAGGACACGACAAATCAGGCTGGTATGTGGCCTTTCCTGGTGTGGTTCCTGCTGGTCGCTTCGGGTGCTGGCGCATCGGCATTGATTGCACATGGAAGGCTGACATCGGGCGCAAACTCAGCGCAGCCGAGGAAATGGGCCATCTGCGCCGGATGACTGAAGCCAAGGCCATCCGAGATCAAGAACTAGAACGCCAACGTCAAATCACCAGCGATACCGTTGAAGTCATCTGGTCAAACGCCCAAGCTGCCAGCCCGGATCACCCCTATCTCCTGCGCAAAGGCATCCAGCCGCATGGCGCAAGAGTCACTGGAGACGGTCGCCTCGTTGTCCCTTTGTTCGATGAGGACGGTCAACTTTGTACGCTCCAGTACATCGACAACGACAAAGGCAAGCTCTATCACCAAGGCGGTCAGTCTGGCGGCAAGTTCTGGATGGTTGGCTCAATGGATGAGCCTGGCGTGCTGTACGTTGCAGAAGGTTTTGCAACTGCCGCCACCATCCACGAAACCACAAACCGACCCTGTGTTGTGGCCTACAGCGCCAGCAGTCTTGTGCCAGTCACAGGTAGTCTGCGCGAGATGTACGGTTCTTCTCAAGACATCGTGATCGTCGCAGACCATGACAAGCATGGCGTCGGCCAAAAATACGCCGACCAAGCCTGCGCCAAATACGGCGCTCGCTGCGTCATGCCACCCATCGAAGGAATGGATGCCAACGATTACGCCCAAGCCGGTCACGACTTATCCGCACTCCTCATCGGCCCAAGCGGACACGAACTGATCGACAAACTGCGCGTCATCTTTGGCGATGAACTTCCTGCCGACTACGACGCTCCCAATGAACTCGTCGAAGGACTCATGACCATCGGAAGTTCAGTTGTCGTCTACGGCGACAGCAACTCAGGAAAAACCTTCTGGGCGCTATCTGTCGCCACAGCCATCGCAAGAGGCTCAGACTGCTACGGTCGCAAAACCGATCCAGGCCTGGTCGTCTACCTCGCCAGCGAAGCACCGGCCAGCATCAAGTCTCGGATGCAGGCCATCAAGAAGTTCTACGGATGCGACCTCGAAAACCTTGCAATGGTTCCAGTCCCGATGAACTTCTACTCAGGCGACCAAGACGCAAGAGATGTCATTGAACTGGTCAAGGCAGTCGAGCAGATCAAAGGCAAGTCAGTGCGCCTGATCATCGGTGACACGCTCGCCAGAATGAGCGCAGGCGCAAACGAGAACAGCGGCGAGGACATGGGGCCAGTCATGGCAAGGTTTGATCAGGTCGCCAACGCCACAGGCGCAGCCATGATGATCATTCACCACAACGGCAAAGATGCCGCCAGAGGCGCTCGCGGATGGTCAGGAATCCGAGCACACATCGACACAGAAATTGAAGTTGCCGAGAAAGATGGCATCCGATCTGCCACCGTCACCAAGCAAAGAGAATTGCCAAGCAAAGGCGACGCCATTTACTTCAAACTCGAAGTCATTGAAATGGGCGTCTCCAAGTTTGGCTCTGTCGCAACGACATGCGTTGCAATTCAAGACGAAGATGCAGCAGAAACAGAACAAAGCAGAAAGAATACTAAACACGATGAAAACTTCAAAAACTTTGAGCGAGCATGGTGGTCGTCTGGCGCTGAAGAACGCTCCGGCCTGCCTTATGTCTCACGCTCTGGATTCAAAGAGTTTTTGATTAAAAACGGCAGCACAGAAAGAACCGCCAAGAATAAAACGGAGGCATCAAGACCAGGCTCAATAATCAACCAACTGATCGTAGATAATATGATTGAACCCATCGAACAGGGCTGGATTGTGACCCATCAGACCCAAGCCAGCGCCCTGCTGATGCAGAAGAACAGCAAGAGAAATCGCCCCTAACGCCCCTGAACGCCCCTCAGGGGCAGAGGGGCAGAGGGGGCAAAATCCCTCGAAATCGCCCCTCCCCGCCCCTCAACCCTATGGGTGAGGGGCAGAGGGGCAGAGGGATGCGGTCGGGGAGTGGTAAGTTATCCACAGAAAAGTTAGGAGGTGCTAACATGACAACAGCCAACACAACCCAGGTCGGCGGCAGTCACTATAAGGACAAAGGCATACAGCCTTGGGACTATATTGCTGCCAATGATTTAGGATACTTCGAGGGCAATATAATTAAGTACGTCAGTCGTTGGAAAGACAAAGGCGGTGTCGAGGATCTGAAAAAGGCTCGGCATTATCTGGATAAACTGATTGAAATTCAGACGGATGATTTGAAATGACAAAAGGCCAGAAAATAAATCCAGCAGATAAGGTAGAGCAATGGCCTATCGAGAAACTGATTCCGTACGCAAAGAACTCGCGCACACATAGCGATGAGCAAGTCGCGCAAATCGCTGCGTCAATTAAAGAGTGGGGATTTACCACTGCCGTCTTGGTAGATGAGTCAGGAGGCATCATTGCCGGTCATGGCCGTTTATTGGCCGCAAGGCGGCTCGGATTGACATCGGTGCCTGTCATGGTCGCCTCTGGCTGGACGGACGCCCAGAAACGGGCCTACGTCATCGCCGACAACAAACTGGCGCTCAACGCTGGCTGGGACAACGAACTGCTGGCGCTGGAGTTGGGCGAACTCGGCGACGCTGGCTTTGACTTGGAACTGACTGGCTTCACGGACGAGGAAATCAAGGCGCTGATGCCGGTGGAAGTGACCGAAGGACTGACGGATGAGGATGAGGTGCCCGAGGTGCCGGTGCAGCCGGTCTCGGTCGAGGGTGACATCTGGCTGCTAGGTAAGCACCGGGTGATGTGCGGTGACAGCACTAGCACCGACCACTTGGCTCAACTGACCCAGGGCAACCTGGTAGACATGTGGCTGACCGATCCGCCATACAACGTGGCCTACGAGGGCGGCACAAAGGACAAGCTCAAGATCAAGAACGACGAGATGGGCGACGAGCAGTTCCGACAGTTCCTGCGCGACGCCTACACCGCTGCCGACACAGTAATGAAACCAGGCGCGGTGTTTTATATATGGCACGCAGATTTGGAGGGATATAACTTCCGTGGCGCGGCAAAGGATGCGGGATGGACTGTGCGGCAATGCTTGATATGGAAGAAGTCCAGTCTTGTGCTTGGTCGTCAGGATTACCAATGGCGACATGAGCCGTGTCTTTATGGCTGGAAGGACGGCGCTGGTCATTTATGGGCGGCTGACAGAAAGCAGACGACCATTCTGGAGTTCGATAAGCCAAGCCGCAACGGCGAGCACCCAACCATGAAACCCGTGGCGCTTTTCGAGTACCAGCTGCTCAACAACACGAAGGGCGGTGACCTGGTGCTTGACTCATTCGGTGGCTCCGGCACCACCCTGATCGCAGCCGAGAAGAATGGCCGCACGGCAATGCTGATGGAACTAGACCCAAAATATTGCGATGTGATCGTCAAGCGGTGGCAGGACTTCACTGGCAAAATTGCAGTTCACGCAGAAACTGGACAACCTTTCGCGGAGGTTAAAGATGGCAACGAAGACGTTAAAAACTGAAAAATCGGTTGTAAAAAAGGTCGGACAGAACGGCGGCGCTCGGGAAGGCGCTGGCCGACCAGCCTTTGAACCAACCGATTCCGAGCGCAAACAGGTCGAGGCAATGTCAGGCTACGGCCTGCCAATTGAGCAGATCGCTGTCTTGGTGCGAGGCGGCATTGACTCCGATACGCTGCGCAAACACTTCGCCACAGAGTT